TTAAGAGGAAAGTTTCAGGCCGCCTAATCCTGACCATACCCGATAATGATTCGGACCTACTGTAACAAATAGCCGACACATTCGTTCTGTGGTTGGTGCGGAGAGAGGATTGACTGGGACTAGTGCGCAGTCCAAGGAAACCATGACAGAAGGGGGAGGAGCAAGTGAAAGTTTACATAGCCGGGAAGATCACCGGCAATCCAGATTATAAGCAGCAGTTTGCCGAAGCCGAGCGCGAACTAAGGGCGCAAGGCTATACAACCATGAACCCGGCAGTCCTGCCGGATGGTTTTGAACATAGCGAATATATGCAAATTTGTTTTAGCATGATAGATGTTTGTGATGCAGTCTACTTCCTGAGCAACTGGAAAGAGTCGAAGGGAGCCTGCATGGAGTACGATTATGCCTTTGGTGCGGGCAAGGGCATCATGTTTGAGGAGGGGTAACCAGTGGCGATGTTTACGACCGCCAATCCCGCCAATCCCGAGGTAGAAATAAACAACCGGGATAAGATCAAGTACCTGAAACGGTATATAAATCTGGACCGGGAAATTGAACGCAAGCTGGGAGAGGTTGCCCGGCTGCGATCTAAGCTGACCAGGGTAACCGAGGTGTTCACTGCGGAGCCTAAGGGCGGGGGCAGTATCTATGGTAAGACGGAAGAAATACTAGTTAAAATTGTTGATCTTGAGCATGAAATTGATGCTGATGTTGACCGGTTAGTTGCTATCCGGGATGGAATTAAAAGAATTATAGAGGCAGTAGAAGATGACCGAGAAAGGTTGCTTTTGCAGTACCGGTATCTAGACGGGCATACGTTTGAGTGGATTGCAGCGAAGATGAATTACAGCTGGCGACAGATACATAGGTTACATAGTAAAGCACTCACAAATTTAAAGATGTCATAGAATGTCACAGTCTTGACGTGATATAGTATAAGCTGAAAAGAGTAACAAGCAGCCGTCCGCGAGGGCGGCTGCTTGTATTGGGTGACATGGTTGCCGGCACAGGCCGGAGGGTGTACGCACCGAAAGGCAGGGGTGGGGCAGGGTGCGAATAGGAGGTTAAATCATGGAAATAAGAAAAATACCGATAGAGAAGCTAAACCCTGCTGCATATAATCCGAGAAAAGATTTACAGCCGGGCGATCCGGAGTATGAAAAGCTCAAGCGGTCAATGCAGGAGTTCGGATCAATGCAGGTAAAAAAATTGTTCTACAAGCGCAAGGAATGGAAACGAAAACGCCGACAAATATTGGAGCGCGATAACTATGAGTGCCAGCGGTGTAAGCGTGATGGTGGATACAGCAGGGCAACGACCGTTCACCATATCAAGCACCTGGAACAATTCCCGGAGTTGGCATTAGCGGATGAGAATCTTGAGAGTCTTTGCGGTGTCTGCCACAACATTGAGCATCCGGAAAAATTGAAGAGGCTTGAAGTCGAACAGCGGAAGCAGATAATACCGGAGAGGTGGTAATACCCCCCGGGTAAAAAAATCAATAATCCCTGAGAAAGCCGGGGACCGGGCAGGGTAACTCCCAAAACAGATTTTTTGGAAAAACCCACATGAGGGGGGGGTAAAAATTGGCCGACACCAAGAAACCAAAAAAATCACAAATTAAGCAGGACCTTATTGACCAGTTAGAACGCCAGGGAATTTACGGCCAACATTACCTTGACCTAATTCACGATTACATGTCTCTGTATGAAATTAAGAATAAGCTAATCAAGGACGGCAAAAAGAACCCATACACGGAGTGGAGGAATTCAGAGACTTCTTATGGTCGGAAGAAGAACGACAGCATAGACCAGGCCGTCAAGGTAAACCAGCAAATGTTGAAGATCCTTGCGTTCTTAAATATTAAACCCTCTACTCATGAGGAGATGTTTGATGATGACGAAATGTGATTGGAGGTGGTGACGATGTAAATGCAGAAGAGGCGAAAGGACTATCACCCTTACATTGACAGCTACATCGACGGCGTTCGATCCGGTGCCATTCCGGCCTGTAAGGAACTTAAGCAGGCCATGGATTACATCGAGAAAAAGTTAGATGATCCTGATGCGATTATTAAAGGCGACATGATCGATAAGGCTGTTGAGCTTATAGAGCGGTATTTTGAATTCAAGCTCCTGGACTGGGAGCTTTTCGTTATAGCCCTGATTCATTGCTATTACAAATCTACCGATATGGTGGTATTTGACGAAATCTTTATAATGATGGGCCGGGGCAACGGCAAGAACGGTTTTATTTCTCCTGTAGCATGGTATTTAACTACTCACTACCATGGCATCAAAGGTTATAACGTGGATATCATCGCCAATGCTGAGGACCAGGCGAAAACGTCTTTTGAGGATATTTATAACGTCCTGGAAAATTACTGGCAGAAGCTGAAAAAGTTCTTCTACAAGTCAAAGCAGATAATAGTCAACTTACGGACCAACTCATATATTAAATTTAACACCAGTAACGCAAAGACCAAGGATAGCAAGCGGACCGGCTGCTTAATTTTTGACGAGGTTCACGAATATGAAAACTGGGATATGATTAAGGTTTTCACGTCTGGTTTTGGTAAGCGGAAGCACAGCCGGACCTTTTACATTACCACAAACGGTTATGTTCGCGGCGGCGTGCTGGACGAGCTGCTCGATTTATCTAAACAGGTACTCTCCGGTGAAATAAAAGACATCGGCTTTTTGCCACTCATATATAAACTCGACAGCAAAGAGGAGGCCGAAGATCCGGCCAACTGGCCTAAGGCAAATCCGTCATATAATTATTTTCCGGAATTGCAAAAGGAAATGAAAAAAGTCTTCGTTAAGATGAAGTACCTGCCGCACCTGGCTATTGACTTTATGACCAAAAGGATGAATCTGCCGGCACAGGACAATTTCATCGTGGTTGCGCCCTGGGAGAAGGTACTGGCCACGAATCAGCTGATACCTTATGGCGAACTTCAGGGGCTGCAATGCCTGGGCGCTCTGGACTATGCCCGGACGACTGACTTTGCCAGTTGCGGGTTGTTATTCAAATACCGGGGCAAGCGGTACTGGATTGAACACACCTTCGTCTGCCACCTGGCCCTAAAAGTAGAGAGCAGGCCGATCAAGTTCCCGGTGCAGGAGATGGTAGAGCGAGGTTTGATAACAATAATCTATCGGGACAATATCAGTGCTGCAGATATTGCTGGCTGGTTTTTAGAGCAGGCCAGAAAGTATCACATTAAAAATATTTACTGTGACGAATATCGTAAGTCCCTGCTCGAAGCAGAATTTCAAAAGGTTGGTTTGCCGCTGGAAGCTGTCCGCAGCGGGCCGATTACTCATGCCAAAGTGGCCCCTTTGGTAGAGCAAAGTTTTGCCGAAGAAACTCTGGTGTTCGGAGACAACCCGACAATGCGCTGGTACACGAACAACACTTGCATCGAAGTGGATAAGAAGGGCAACACAACATACCTGAAGATCGAACCAAAGACCCGTAAAACAGACGGGTTTTTTGCTTTGATACATGCCCTGAGCAAAGACAGCGAACTGGAAGAGCCGCTTAATGATGTGATGAGCCTGGATGTTTATACCTACTAAGGAGGTGAGCGGGTGACAATAAAAGACTGGTTTATAAGCCTTTTCAAAAACGGCACGCAATCAGTAACGCTTGATATATTTATAGGAGAGCTCACCAGCGAGATATTTTTTAAAGAATTGGCTGTTCAGGCATGTATCAACCTCATATCTAACGCTGTGGCACGCAGCGAATTTCAGACATTCGAGAAGGGCAAGGAAGTCAGGAAAGACAACTACTATCTTTTCAACGTAGAGCCGAACCCGAACAAGAGCGCCAGTAAATTCTGGCGGGATGTCATACATCATCTTGTTTACGATAACGAGTGCCTTATTGTGCAGCAGGACGGGCATTTCTATGTTGCCGACAGTTTCAATGTGAGGAAATTTGCCTTCCAGGAATACATTTACACGGATGTCGTAATTGATGATTTTCAGCTAAACAAGAGTTTTGTTGAATCTGAAGTATTTCACCTTGAACTGCACAACGAGGAAATAAAGAACGTCATAGACGGCCTCTACAGATCATATTCAAAGCTGATAGAAGCCAGCCAACAGAATTATAAACGCAACAACTCCAGGCGGGGCAAGATGAAGATTCCTACGAATTATCCGCAGACAGAGGAAGCGCAAAAACAGCTGGAGGATCTTTTTAAGAACAAATTCAAGCGGTTCTTTGAGGCAGAAAACGGAGCGGTATTGCCCCTGCCAAATAATCTTGAATACGAAGAGCTCTCCAGCAACATCGGCGTAAAAGGCGGGGCGGACAACAAGGAGATCCGCTCCTTCATCGACGACATATTTGACTTCGTGGCAATAGCTTTTCAGGTGCCGCCGCAGCTGCTGAAGGGGACAGTAGCGGACACCGACAAGGCGGTTAACAACTTCCTGACGTTTTGTGTGAATCCCCTGGCTGAGTTATTGACCGACGAGATAAATCGCAAATACTACAAAAAGCGGGCTTTCCTCGACAGGACATACGTTAAGCTTAATACTTCCATGATTCGCGCAGTTGACATCAAAGACATCGCGGGGGCGCTGGAAACATTGTTCAGAATCGGCGGTTACACCATTGACGACGTTCTTAAATCCCTTGGCATGGAGCCGCTTGACAATGAGTGGAGCACAACTCATTTCGTGACCAAGAATTACGAGCCAATCGAGCACAGCATAGAAAATTCGGGGGGGGGTGATTAAATGGCCGATAAATCCGAACCTGAAAATTTGAAAGGGGGTGGTGAGTATCAATAAACGATACTATTCGCTGGTAGTCAAAGAAAAGGAAAAAGAGGCTGATATCCATATTTACGGCGATATCGTTTCATGGAAATGGTTTGATAGTGACGTTTCAAGCTACACGCTGGCAAAAGAGATCGAGGGCTTGCCGGAAGACATTGAGAAAATCAATGTCTTTATTAATTCCTATGGTGGTGAGGTAGCGGAAGGACTGGCAATCTATAACCAGCTCAGACGGCACAAGGCAAAGGTTAAAACCTATTGTGACGGCTTCGCCTGTTCTGCTGCTTCGGTAGTATTCATGGCGGGAGACGAAAGGGTAATGTCTAACGCGTCCCTGCTGATGATCCATAACGCCTGGCTTCTTACCGCCGGGGATCCTAATCAGCTTCGTAAAGATGCCGATGATTTAGAGACAATTAACGCTGCATCTGTACAGGCATACATGAACCACGTCAACATTACCGAAGAAAAGTTGAAAGAGATGATGGAGAAAGAAACCTGGATCTCCGCTGCCGATGCGCTCGAGATGGGCTTTGCCACTTCCGTCGTCAACGCTGCAACGGGAAAGGCTGCCAATCAAAGCCTTAAAAAGCGCATGGTAGAGATGATCCTTAAGCAGCAGGCGGCAAAAGTGCAAACACCGAAACCAGAGCCAGAACCAGAACCAGAACCTGATCCAGCTCCTGAGCCAGAACCCGAGCCGGAGCCGGAGAACAAATTACCAAACTTACTGGCGGCATTGTTCCGCTAAATAATTTAGGAGAGTGATAGTTAAATGAAAAACATGGACGAACTTGCAAAGCAGAAAGCAGAAATTGTGGCCAAAATTAACCAGGCCGTCAAAGACGGCAACGAGGAAGCCTTTTCGGAGGCTTTTCTCGAGTACACGGAAATCCTGCAAGATGCGGTCATGGCCGAAGCCAGGGGCATGGTCCAGTCGGCGGACAACCAGATCCTGGCCGGCCGTGGCGTACGCGCCCTGACCAGCGAGGAAAACAGGTACTACCAGAAGATCATCGAGGCGATGAAGTCCAGCAATCCGAAGCAGGCCCTGAGCGGCTTCGACGCTGTGCTTCCGGAGACCATCATCAACGCCGTATTCGAGGACATCACCGAGGAGCACCCGCTGCTGTCGGAGATTAAGTTTGAGAACGCGTCGGCTCTCATCAAGTGGCTTTACAGCACGATGGACGGGCGATTCCTCGCCTGGTGGGGTCCGCTTTGCAGCGAGATCAAGAAGCAGCTTGCCGCTCAGTT